CCGAACCACAAGGACAGATTTTTGCTTGCGACATACTTCGCGTGTAAAATTTTTTTTTATTTTTAAGCACTAACATATGTTACAATAATGGACTGGCCAATAATCACCGAAGATGACTACGAAAGACTGATCGAATCCATCGACCTCGGTGACGAGTTCTTTCGCAAACTAGCAATCTTCCGCTCTGGACTCATCGAGCCACATATGCGCCATTGGCAGCTTTCAGCCCATGAGGCCTACGACAATCTATCCGAGCGTGAACTTCAGGTCTTCAAGATGCGTTTAAAATCGCACAGCTTTCCACTCATAGCAGAAAGCCTGGAAATATCCGAATCATCAGCCAAAACCTACTGGCGTAGAGCCATACGCAAGTGTTGGGTTCTATTTGATGTAGTCTAATCAATAGTTTTTGAAAGACTATAGGAATCTTATGGATAAAAAGAAAAAACGAGGCAGACCCAAGCTAGACATCGATGCTGAAAAAGTAGAAATGCTTGCAAGCTTCGGTTGTTCTACAGTAGAAATAGCAAAGCTTCATAATTGCGATGAGCAAACTATTCGCACACGCTTCAAGCCAGAGCTTGAGCGCGGTAGAGAAAGCATGAAGATCAAGCTACGTCAGCTTCAATGGAAGACTGCCGAGCAAGGCTCAAATGCAATGTTAATATTTTTAGGAAAACAATATTTAGGTCAATCAGACCGTAATGAACTGGAACTAGTAGGCAATCTTGAGGGATTACTCAAAGAATGTGGCTACGAAGATTCACCCATTGAAAAGAAAAGTATTAAACAAACAGAAGCTTTGGAAAGCCCTAGAGTACTCGCCTAGCCCTAATCAGTTATCGGTGCATAATTCGTCCGCAAGGTTTAGGGTGAATGTGCAAGGCCGAAGATCAGGAAAAAGTTATTCTGCGGCTAAAGAAGTTTTGCCATACATATTGACTCCGAATACTCGGACATGGATAGTTGGTCCAACACTTGATTTAGCAGATAAAATCATGCGAGAGATCAAGGTTGATGTTATTACAAAGCTTAGACTTCCGATCGCATACAAAAAAGAGATTAGCGGTGCGGTACATTATATGAAACTAGCTGGTTTAAACAGCGAAGTATCGGTCAAGTCAGCAGACAGGCCTGAGTCATTAGTAGGAGATGGCATAGACCACTTAGTAGTAGAAGAAGCAGCAAAGATAAGGAAAATCGTATGGGAGCAGTATCTCAGACCAACACTAGCCGACAAACAAGGCTGGGCGCTCTTTACCACAACACCAGAAGGATACAACTGGATATATGATTTATGGCAACGCGGAAAGTCAGAAGAGTTTCCAGACTGGGATTCCTGGCAGCACCCAAGCTGGGAGTCTCCGTATTTCAAAGATGACATTGAAGAATTAAAGAAGACATTAACTTATGAAACATGGCAACAAGAGTTCGGAGCGCAATTCACCAGCTTTTCAGGGAGGGTGTTTCCGTTTGATCGCACCATACACATCCAAAAACTCAAGTATAACCCAGATCTTCCTACCTATGTGGGTATCGACTTTGGATACCGCACAAGTGCAGCAGGATTTTTTCAAGTCGAACAACACCCAAATAAAGATAAAGTATTCCTCATAGATGAAGTTTGGGAAGAAAACATCAAAACCGAAGACTTTGCAGACAAGATTAGAGCAAAAAGCTACCCAATTATCCGATATTTTGGCGATCCAGCAGGAGGGGGAGTGCAAGCACAGAGCGGAATTGGAGATATAGAGATTTTTAGAAAGAAAGGAATCAATGTCGATTACAGAAGAGATAAGGTCTCTCGTAACATTCCAAACGGCATTAGTCATATGCGTACTTGGTTTGAGGATGCTGCTGGAAATACCCACTTTTACGCAGACCCTAGAGCAGAAAAGTTTATTTCGAGCTACGAGAATTACCGCTACCCAGAGAAGAAGAAAGACCAAAGACTTAAAGAAGAACCTCTAAAAGATGGACTGAATGACCACGCCTGCGATGCCAGTAGATATTTCTGGTGTAATCTTTTTCCAATTAAAAGTAGAACCGCAGGAGTAATAGACTGGTGATAATACAAGATCTTTCAGAACAGCTTATAATAGATAGTTTAGCAGATTATCTAAACAATATAGAAACAAGGCGCACCAAAGAGCGTGAGTACCTTTTGGATTTTTACGAAGGGTTTAACATTAAGGACTATGTAGGAGAATACTTTGGCTCAGAAAGCCTACAGCAAGTTCCAACGTACACGCAGAACCTAACAAGGCGCGTATGCAAGGCTAGAGGACAGGCCTATAAACGACCACCTCGTATTAGCGCAGACCCACGCTATAGTGAACTTGCCGACCTACAAGACCTTAATTCTAAGCGTAGGCAATTAGAGCAGACTACATTTTTATTAGGCACGATGGCCTACCGTAGTCTATGGAACGACAAGCGCAACAAGGTCGAGTACGAATTACTCCCATTCTTTGAACCGTTGTTCCTGCCAGGAGAAAAAGAACCTTTTGGTGTGATCTATGCAATCGAGAACGAGGGAATGTCTAAACTCACAAAACAAGAATTTATTGTCTGGACAGCCGACAGAGATGGTATGCCTGGTAAACACTTTGGTATTGATTCTCATGGCGACAAGTTTTCATTTAATGAAGGGGATGTCAATCCCTACGGCATTTTACCAGTATCCTTCTGCCATCGCTACTCTCCAATCCGAGACTTTTGGGTTGGAGATGCTAGTGATGTGGTTAATGCAGACTTAGCGCTTTCGGTAGCGGCTATGGAAATATCGTTGTGCATTAGGCTGGGTGCTATTGGTGTCAAGTTTGTAACTGGCGTAGATGATCGCTCACGCATTTCTATGGGTGTCGATAAGATACTTTATTTACCAGAGGGCGCTAACTTTGGTGTCACAGGACCGAGCGCTAGTATTGAGGATTTAATCAAAGGTGCTAAATATCTTGTAGAAACCACCCTAAACAACAATCAACTAAGGGTAAAGTTTATTGATTCTCATGGTAACGCAGAATCAGCAGAAGCCTTGAGAGTACAAGAGATTGACAACTACTCCGAGGTGCAAGCTAATATTGAAGACACTTGGAGAGCGTGGGAGCATAAGCGCTATGATATTGACCGCAGGATCATTGAAGTGCAGACAGGTCAAAAATTAAGTGCAGACTATCTAGTAGACTTTGAAGAGCCACAAATTCTATCACCGTCAGAAGAACGCGAGATGTTTTCTTGGTTATTCCAGAACAAGCTCGCTACGCGCAAGTCGTATCTTATGTTAAAGAATCCAGATATGCTACCAGAGGATGCTGAAAAGCTACTCGAAGAAGTAGACGACTCCGAAGGATCAGGGAATAGGCTTTTAGATAGACTGCAAAGCTAATGCCTTTATCCAGCACGATCGACCAAGCGGTCGCGGATTTTGAGTCAAGACTTACCGAGGCTCAAAACCAATTCACAGAAGATGTAGAAAATTTAAGGGAGCAGGGGCTATCCACAGAAGAGATACTGATTATTCTAGGCGGTATCACTATGGTTGATTACTGGTTAATTGACCTCCAAATGCAAAAAGCGGTCAATCGCTTAATGATGTCATTCGACACACTACTTGACGATGCAGTCTTCTTTGGTCAAGTATCAGAACCACAATTAGTAGCGCTTCGCAGAATGCAGCAGGCATCTATTTTAAGATACGCAAATGATATTGGAGAAAGGGTCAGGCTATCTCTAGTGCAAGGCGTTCTGCAAAGAATGCCTCAAAAAGACATTAGGGCAATGCTACTGCGAGACCTATCGATCAAACCGTATCAAGTAGACACGATTATCACGACCTCAATGGCTACTTACTCTAGATCGCTTACGCTTTTACAGCTAGAGGACAATCCAGAGCAACGCCTGATTTATCAAGGTCCAATGGATTCTAAGACCAGACCTGTCTGTATTCGAATGTTGAAAGAAGGTGGGATGACACAAAAACAAGTAGAATCTAAATATCCAGGCGCTTTACGAGATGGTGGTGGCTTTAATTGTAGGCATCAATGGGTCGCATTGTCACCTAAAACGCAAAATAAGGACATACAGCAAAGAGCTAAAGTAGCCTATCAAGGTATGCAGGATAAGGCAAAGAAGAAAGGCAGGGCATTTAAAGTGCCAAAAACATTAGAAGAGTATTACGGATGATTAATTTTCAAAAAGCATTTTCTTTTAGTAAGGAGTTTTTTACTGCATTAGGTAAAAGTGTAGCAAAAAGACATAAGCGTTCTATCTTTAAAAAAGGACTAGACCAACATGGTAGGCCATTTAAAGCGTATACACCAGCCTACAAAAAACAAAAAATGAAGCAAGGTGGTAGTGCAAATGTCAATTTGACTTTATCAGGAGAGATGAAAAGATCATTTGAGTTTATAAGTGCAGATAAAAATGGATTTAAATATGGAATAAAAGGAGATGAAACACGCAAAGGTTCTATGGCAGAGCGTATGGATTTTCAAGGAGACAGAAAAAAGCAAAGAAAAGACGGTAGTTTTGCACGAAGATTTACAACAACCAAAAAAAGCCCTACGCCCCCTGCCGAGCAAAAGATGATTGGTAAAGAAATGGCACAAGAAGTAGTCAAAAGCTTTACTAAGGAATTAAGAAGGAACGGCATGGGTTATAAGGTATACACCATATAGGAGAAATTATGGAAACGGACTCTAAAGTAGTCGCTCAGGAAGAGCAACCTGTAGAACAAGGTAATGTTCAAGAAAGTACCGACAGCAGCGCTGATGTTGGACAGCTTATCGCAGATGCGAAAAAATACAGACACCAGCGCCAGGAAGCTGAAGCAAAGGTAAAGGAATTGCAAGATCAACTCGATGCAAAAGCCGAAGCAGAGATGCAGAAGAACAACGAGTGGCAGGATCTAGCTACCAAGTACAAGTCAGAACGAGACGAGTACAAATCTCAGGCGGAAGAAGGTCAGCAGATTAAAGAATCTGTACGAAAAGACCTTCTTAATCAGTTATCTGACGAGGATCGAGAATTTGCGATTGATCTACCAACTGAAAAGTTGCAGAAATTCGTAACTCGATCATTTAATCAGAAAGTTAAAACGAATGAATCATATTCTACACCAATGCCAGATCGCTCTGTCAATCCGTTCGCGGAAATGAACAAAGACGAGAGGCAAAGGAATTGGGGTAAGGTTCTTTCAAATTACGCTAAAAAATAGCGTGGAAAGTAGATAACCACTATGGCATTATCAGAAAATTTTTCTGGCGCATCGGTTACCACTACCACCGCTGCTAGATAAAATTGGCAGCGTTAAATCGAGGAATTAAGCTGGAAGGCTAAGTCGTAAGATAAGCTAATCAGAACCGAAGGCTGGTCTAAGATCAGTCAGGGGCAGAGCATAGATACTGAAAAGATATAATGTATCCAAGAGGCCTCGACAACGAAAGTTGAAAAGATATGCCGAACTTTAGGGAAACCTAAAGAAGTAGAGGATAAAAAGCCACTACGATAACAACTGAATTTTATACCTGAAATTTGGACTGATGGAGTCAAAGCATATATGGAACGCAATCTTGTGTTCGAACAATGTGTAGACACATCTTTAAACGGTCTTGTTAAGGGTAACAAAGGTGATACATATCATATCCCTAAATTAACAGAGGTAAGTGATGCCGCTAAAGCAGCAGAAACACTCGTAACTTACGCAGCAGGAACGCACGCAAAGGCCGATCTTACGATCGACCAGCATCGTTACGCTGCAAAACTCGTTGAAGACATAGCATCTGTACAAGCAATCCCAGGTCTTTTTGAAAAAGAAGTATCTGGAATGGCGTACGCGCTTGCTAAGACTTATGATGCGTATATCGAATCTAAAGTTGAAGCAGCAACTACAAACAGTACAGCTTTAGCTGGCGACAACACAATCACAGCAGCAGAAATCAGAGGCGGAATGAAGACTTTGATGGAAGCTGATGTAGACACGAATGAGTGTAATTTTGTTGTTTCTCCTGCATTGTATACTGCAATGCTTGGAATCAGCGACTTCGTAGATGCTTCTAAGATGGGCGCAGGTCCTTCTGGATTGAAGAATGGTCAAATCGGTATGCTTTACGGTATGCCTGTTCTCCATTCTACAGTAATGGGAGCATCAACGTCTACTGGAGTGGAAGTTGGATACATTTTTCATCCATCTGCCGTTTCAGCAGCTCGACAACTAGAACCAAGAGTACAAGCTGAATACAGCGTGGACTTCTTAGGAACTAAAGTCGTTTGCGATATGCTTTACGGAGCAGTTACAGTTTTTGAGGGTAGAATCCAAGAGTTCAAGAATCCTTAATCACTAATAGGAGTTATATGGGGGCTTTTATTAGCCCCCATTCCTTTTTTTAAATCCAGGGTAATATATAAATGGCTACAAATCTAAAAGGCATAAATCTAAAAGGCTTAACATCAAGACAAAAAAGCCAAATGCAAAGGCACAAAACGCATCACACTAAAAGGCATTTATCAAAAATGGCTACTGAGATGCGTAAAGGTAGAACTTTTACACAAAGTCATAGAACCGCACAAAGGCTTGTCGGTAGATAAATGGCCATAAATTATAGAGGTGTGCGTTTTTCTGGTTACAATAAGCCAAAAAGAACACCAAAACACAAAACAAAAAGTCACGCAGTTTTAGCAAAGTCAGGATCTAAAGTAAAATTGATTCGCTTTGGTCAACAGGGGGTGCGTGGTGCTGGTAAGAATCCAAGATCAAAAGCACAAAGAGCTAGACGTAAATCATTTTTAGCTAGACATCGCAAGAATATAGCTAAAGGCAAGATGAGCGCAGCATATTGGGCTGCAAAGGTTAAATGGTGATGTTTAGAACTTTCGATTATGAATGCAGTAAATGCGAAGACACATTTGAGATAATGACTAAAGTAGATGAGACTGCTACTTGTGAATGTGGTAACACGAATTTAAAAAAACTTATGAGTGGGCCTTTATTCAAACTTAAAGGGAACGGCTGGCCAGGAAAAGAGTTTAAGGCTCAATCTGACTGCAAGCGCATGGCTAACGGTCAAAAGATTTAAGTGTAGTCTAATCCTCTTTAATTGAAGTCTATTAACAGGGGAACATAAATGGCTAATTACAATTCAGATTATACTGGCGCTCAGATTCCT